CACGACCAGTTTGAGGCGGCGGCTACGATCCTGTGGGGTGCTGATGTCTACGACTGGAGGCCCAAGTCGAGCAGGGACACATGGCGATGCCTGTTCAACCATGATCGGGTGATGATCCAAGGCGCGGGTGCTATGGGCAAGTCGTTTGGCGCGGCGGCATGGTTCTATCTGGACTGGTTCCGCGACCCAGAGTTCACATCCATCAAGGTGATCTCACTCACCAAGGAACACGCAGAGCGAAACATCTTCGCCAACATCAAGACCTTTCACCGCACCGCACTGGTCAGGCCAATCACGACACAGGATGACAAGGCAACGAGCATTCAGGTGACCAGCGATTCCAAGCAGGGCATCCATCTGGTCGCAATTCCGAAGGGCGAGTCAGGGCATGGTACGCTTCGCGGATTCCATCCGATACCGAGGGCAGGCAAGGCACACAAGCTGTGGGGGCGACTGAGCCGGACTCACGTTGTACTGGATGAAGCCGAAGAGGTTCCTGTAGGCGTATGGGAGGGTATCAACAACATCCTGTCCACTAGCGATGAAGAAAACTACAAGGGACACATCAAGATATTCGGAGCGTCCAACCCCAAGGATCGCACCAGCGACTTCGCCCAGCGATGCGAGCCGAAGGATGGGTGGGGATCGATTGACTGCGAAGAGGATTACGAGTGGGAGAGCAGGGAAGGCTACAAGGTTCTCCGGCTTGATGCAGCAAGGAGTGAGAATGTAGTCGAGAAGCGGATCGTCTACGCCGGACTGCAGACATATCAGGGCTTCATGGGGTACATGAGCCGAGGAAGGACAGCCGAGGCAATGACGATGGCTCGCGGCTGGTTCCCAGAGGAAGGCATGGCGATGGGCGTGATCACTCCGGCAATGATGGACAACGCCATTGGCATAGTGCGATTCATTGGCCCTGTCGTGCCGCTGGCGGCGTTTGATTTGGCCTTGGAGGGAAACGATCAGGTGATGTGTTCCTATGGACGCTTTGGGCTTGCAGACGGCTGGACACCCCAGTCTGGTCAGTTCATTCCATTCAAGGGCGCACGAGTGGTATTGCAACTGGATAGCCAGATCCCATTCCCGAAGGCGGCAACGCTTGAGCAGACATACGCCATCATCAAGTTTGCAAAGACCATGAAGATCGGAGCCAACTGGCTTTGCGTTGATCGTACTGGCAATGGCGCAGGCATTCACGATTCCTTGTGTTCCCTGTTTGGATCAGAGGTAATGGGCGTTAACTACTCATGGGCGGCAAGTGAGACGCACATCCTTGGCGATGACAGCCAGCGAGCCAACGAGCTTTACAGCGGGGTTGTTACGGAGCTTATCTTTGGCTTGGCTAAGTATCTTGAGTTTGAGTACCTGAAGATCAGCCCTTCGTTCAGGAATGAGGAATTGATCCGGCAGGCGACTGGACGCAGGTACAAGCAGAAGGGTCAGGGTCTGGTGCGAGTAGAGAGCAAGGGCGAGTATTGCAAGCGCACTAGGTCATCGTCGCCGGATGCCTTGGACTCCCTTTCCATGCTTGTCTACCTGATGCGCCAGCGTGCAGGTGCTACTCCTACTATGACCGATAAGAAGCCGGAGAAAGTAGGATCAATGCGCGAGCTGAAAAGCCTTGTCGATACGATGGAATTCGTAGATATGTCGGACTAGCCATGAGTAAAGATCACAAATGTCCGGCGTGTGGAACGCCATGCAAACCTCATCAATGCCCAGCGTGTCGAGAGAAGGCGGCTATGGTGTACAAGCGGATGGGAAAGTAGCTTTTTACCTTTTGGTGTAATGGTAGCACAGATCGCTTTGACCGATCTAGTTATGGTTCAAGTCCATAAAAGGTAGCCACTGAATCTTATTGCGAGGCGGATTGTAATCCAGTACAAGCCTGCTATGGAAAAGCGATTCACCAAGGTAGTTAAAAACGAACAGACAGGCCGGACACGCACCATCAAGTTTGGTCAGGCCGGAAAGGACAAGGAGGGCAAAGATCGCATCCAGCCATCCACCAAGAAGGCTGATGCCTACTGCGCGAGATCAAATGCGATCAAGGGTGACTGGAGGTCTGATCCTAACTCTCCCAATAACCTGAGTCGCCGGAAGTGGAAGTGCATTGGCGGCAGGAGCAAGCGCGGGTAATCTCAGATTAGTAAACATCGCCTGAACGATAAATAGGCGGGGTTTACCATTCACGAGTGGTATATCATGTTTACCCCAAAGGCTGGGAATGAAGCGTAGCTTGATTAAAAGATGCTGGGATAATCATCCATGAGGGGCATTTGTGCGTACAAATCTAAACACTGACGGAAAAAGCACCTACTATTTCCCTCAAGAGTTACTATTCAAAAGTAGTATAAGTCACTTACCACCAGTAGGTAGTACGCAACTAATAGTATTCAGGGTCGCGGATTCAATATGACTTATGCGGAGATTAGATTGGTTATTCTCCGCAAGGCACCAAATTAATGACTTATGACTCAAAGATATGACCGAAAGGGTATAAAATTGAGATATAAATCAAAGATCATACCCGATATGGTGTAAAAAATCTTGCCAACTCATCAGTTTTACTTACAACTTGGCATACACCTCCTACTCTCAATCAAAGCGACCTGATCAGTCGTAAACCCGATTTGTCGGATGTTGAGGGAAAGAGGGCCTGTCATGCGGCAAGCGTGGCTGACTCCGACCAAGCTGGATAACGCAGGTTTCTGAAACGCTTGGATAGTTCAATCACCGATTCGTCTAGTGGTAGGATCTCGGAATTAACGAGAGGCGAGTGTTCGATTCACTCATCGGCTGATTGGATTCATGTACAGGAAACAGGGTTTTTTAGACAGGTGCCGGATCTCATGTACAAATAACCGACATTTGCCGTCATTTTGTCGGCTGTCGGTAATCCGCTCACCAAAGAAAACCGAAGGAGAAAGGAAACACCCCCCTGATCCCCCCATGCACCGCATGAGAAAGGAAAGAGTAAGGAAAAGAAACTACTGCTTACCGATAGACTGTAAGCAGGGTGCCTCTCTTCGTACTCACTTCACAGGTCAGGCGTTTTGGTTCGCCAGAGCTGATCTCTTGGCTTACACGGAACGCATTCGTGCCTAGCCTCAATCCTGAAAGTGAAAAACCCACCAAGTGTGACAGCACCTGATGGGTCATTCAATGGCTTGCGCCAGAGGGAAAATGAACACCGAATGCTGTCACATTCAAGATGTGGCAAAAATGAATAAAAAAAAGAATATGGTCAAGCAGAAATCTTTGCTTGTTTTCTCAAATTCAATAAGGCCGGAAGAATCTGGAGATTTGTGTGAATGTGATAACCGCATTTTGATATTGGAATAATATGATCAACATGATGCTTTATGCCTGTGCATTTTGAAATTCGTAGAGATGCCATGTAAATCTCTTTAATGATTGCTTCTTGATCACGATGAAGCATCAGAGATGATGATACTTCTCTTGCTCGTCTTTTGGCGTTGTTTGCAAGAACCTTTGGCAGATTTCCATTCTTCCATCTCTTAATGCGGGAATTTTCTTTATTTCTGTTTGATTCTCTCCATTGCTGAGAAAGAATTTTCTCGCTTTGTTTTTTTGACAAAAAGCCTTCAGCGGTAACCCATCGTTCCCTATTTTTGCTATTTTGGTTGTACGACCAAAAAACCATGCCGTCTGCACGCAAATGTCCTCGCTTATATCTTTCTGTCATAAGATTTTACAACTATGCCCTTGACGATTCCATGAGTCAACAATAAATCTTCACTACGGATTAGGCAGAGAGGGGATTCTTTACGCCGTGAAATTCGGATCAGAATTAGCGACCTGTCCCTAGTCCGCCACTTTTATGGAAATCAACACACCCAAGACAATCGAACAGGTAGCCATCAAGAAGCTGGTGCCATACGCACGCAATAGCAGGACGCACAGCGACATTCAGGTCAGCCAGATTGCCGCAAGCATCAGGGAGTTTGGATTCACCAACCCAGTGCTGATTACTGATGAGTGCGACATCATTGCCGGACATGGTCGAGTTCTTGCCGCCAAGAAGCTGGGACTTGATGAGGTTCCCTGCATCAAGCTGGAACACCTTACCGACACCCAGCGGCGTGCCTATGTCATCGCTGACAACCAGCTCGCACTTAACAGCGGATGGAATTTCGATATGCTTTCCGTTGAAATCGATGAGCTTAATGACGCTAAGTTCGATGTATCGCTACTTGCGTTTACTAACGAAGAACTGGCAGAATTGGTCGGTTCCGGCGACGATCCAGTCGATAATGAGCTAAAAGCGGACGAAAAAGACAAAGAAACGTGCATTTGCCCCAAGTGCCACTTTGAATTTGTTAAGTAGTTATTACTTGCTTTGGGCTGGCAAATAATATACGACCCTTCAATGGCAAAGCCTATTATTGGAATGATTCCGCCATCTGGATGGCACTATATCGATGGAGATGTTCGACTTAGCGGAACATCCTACGATAACCTTTTGGATGTGGTTCAGAAATACAGGGCAGAGAATAACATTCCATTCGGTGATGTGACAGGCGATGTGAACAGCTACATTTGTAGCAACTGGCCTACATTCTGTCATGGAGTTGACATGGTTAGCGTTACCAGTGTGTTGGCACCTACTGCGACCACTGAGCTGATGAACGACATCCAGACTTGGGCTAAGAATCTCCTGCATTCCAATAAGCAACTCAACTTTGTTACCGAAGAGCTTGCAGAGGCTAGGGCAAAGACCTGCCTTTCCTGTCCGCAGAATATAAATTGGAGGGGCGGTTGCTCATCCTGTGTTAATTCAACTGACAGGATCAGTGCCAGTGTCCGGCAAGGCAGAGACACAAAGTCAAGTCAGGTGCTTGGAGGTTGCATGAAGATGCGACACGACAATCGATCTGCAATCTTCTTCGATAAAGACACATTCGACAAGGCAAGCAATATGCCTGAAAACTGCTGGTTAAATCTATAATATGGCTACTCTAAAACCCCTAGACCCTAAGATCACAGACGCATTTGCCAACAAGTCAGCGCGACTTGGAGATGGAAGCGACAAGCCGAGGATTCTCGACCTTAATGTCATTGACCCAGACATTGGAAATCTTGACACGATCAACAAGGACACTCTTGAGGTTCGCCGGACATTTAAGGATGCAGAGCAGGCTCATTCCGCTTACCGAAGGTTGAAGCAACAGAATGTGGAGCGTAATAAGAAGAATATGCTCATTCAGAAAAAGCTGAATCTTGAGCCTCCTTACAGCAACAAGAAGCTGGAAAGCATGGGTCAGAATTGGCGTAGCAATCGCCCTACTGGGTTCCTTTCATCGATGGTCAGCCGCATCCAGCCTCCGTTTAAGCAGGTCATTGAACAGGCTCCTACGCTTACCTACGCCCAGTACCCACTGGAGTCTGTTGACGCTGAGAACAAGACCAAGGTGTTCCGCGAGGAGATCACCAAGTGTATTCGCGGATGGAAGGGATTTGACGATGTGCTTGCACAGGTTGTCCATGAGAATACTACCTTTGGATACTGCGCCC